TCTTAGCACCTTTAAGAACTCTTAGGAAGTCGAATCTAAAGATCATTTGAATGGTATCAAACTCGTTACCAGTAGCGTAGTTCTTTTCGGCTTTCTTGAAGGACTTAGGATAAGCACCGATAAGCTCATAGATTGCTCTAACATTACCAGCAGTATCAAACTCTTTTATTCTAAGGGTTTGCTTGTACTTAGTAGTTAAAGATCTACCAAGATCCTGATTGTAAACAATGCCCATGTAGCGAAGCAGTAGCTGCCCTTCGGTAGTATACTCAGAGTTAGTACGAAGAAGGTTATCAAAAGTTATTGTAACCTCATCGTTACTAATCTTACCAGGGTAGTATGCTTTATCGTTTAGTCGGTTAACTTCGATATCTTGGAAGTTGAATCCGAACTCACTGATGGACTTTGCACCTAGGGTTAAGGATCGTTTGGTGGAGTTAGTATCAGCACCTGCACCTAGAGACACGCCAGGAGGGAGTGTGAAATCTACCTCCCATCCATAAGTTCTTACTGAATCAAGTTCAGTTGAGATGATAGGAAGACCGAAAGCTAAATCTCTGCTTTCTTGATCTAGATAAGTTGAAGTATAGTTTTGCGTAGGCATTATTTATCTCCTTTATGTTATATAGCAGCTTGCTGATCAACAAGGTTTAATTCAAATACGATGATCTCAGCAGATTTGGTGGGTCTAATGAAGACCTTACACCAAAGCTCACCTTTCTCGATTCTATCAGGGGTGTTGGTGCTTGAATCACAAACGACCTGATACTCAGAGATACCTCTTCGTTGAGCGATAGGATCAAGAAGGTTGGTAGCTAGGTCAGCTACAGCTTCCCAAGTAATAGGATCGTTTGGCTCAAAGGCAAACTGTCTGGTAGAGTTCTGTAGGAGCTTCTTGATGATAATCATCATTCGACGGACATTGATTCTGTCTAGAGCAGAAGCTTCTCTTTGAGCGGTTCTCTGACCAAAGATAACCATACCTTGCTGTGGGAAGTTAACGATTGGGTTGATAACATTACCACCACTATACATGGCATCACGATCACCTTGACCAACTCTAACTTCAACCTCACTTGGCTTAGTTAATCTACCGCGAGAGAATCCAGCAGGAGCGAACCATGCCTCAGAGACATCATCAGTGAAGCACATCTGACGAATTCCGAAGATGGAGGGGTCATACCAGCGGTCCTTTCCATCGTAGCCGTTGAAGACCTTAACATGAGGCCAGTAGATCGCAGCCCAGGAGGAAGATATGGCAGAAGTTCTATCGCCAGTTCCAACACCGTTACTCCAATCAATAGCGTCCTGAACAGTGCCAACCCCGTAAGGAGGAGCAACGACTGCTAGGAAGTTAGTAGTTGCTTCTGCTAGAGAAATGAGAGCGTTCTGTACTGACTGATCGTGGAAGCCAGGAACAGCAGCGATTGTGATGCCTAGAAGGTCATCGTCAAGTGCATATAGGCCCGTCTTTCCAGCAACAGTGCTTGCCCCGATGACAGCAGTTGCCTGACCAGTTGAGGTTGTAGGAATGCCGTCTGTTCCACCAGCAAGCTTGTAGGTTCCTGGGAGGAACTTGACGAATCTTGGGTTAACATCATCCTGAGTAGTTCCGCCATAAGTTCCTTTAAGATTACCCTCCAACCCAGTTGCAAGAGTTGATATTTTTGAGGCAGCAGTGGTAAGGCCAGTGGCAGCAACATCAGTTCCAGTAAGAGTAAAGTAACCCTTAATGTAATCAGAGGTTTCATCGGTGTTGCCTGTGTTAATAGCAGTTTCTACGAATCTGTCCTCATCTCCTGTAACTGTTACAGTGAAGAGTTCTTCTTGAACTCCTAGATCATTTACTATGAGTTCACTTCTATCACCATAAATCTCTCTAACAGTAACGCTGTTACCTCTAACAGCACCATTAGATTTAACTAGGTAGTTATAACCCGTTCCAGGGTACAAGCTTTCAACAGTGTATGCAAGGTTTGATGCGTCTAAGGTTATACCGCTAGTCACCACCTCGGTTAATGGAACACCCGTGTCAGCCCAAACGAAGGACTGTGTATTACCGCTCATATCAAAGTAAGCTAGGTGATGTGCTCTCTCTCCTGATGGAATAAGATCCTCTATACCATCACCTACAAACCCTGCTGATAAAGAAAGGGTTGATTTATAGCCAGGAGTTGTTAGAGCTAACATACCACTGCTATCGGATTCATAAACAGCTAGTTTGTTGTTAGCCAGTGTTCCAAAGGTTGCTTTAAGTGAATCATAAGTGCTGTCGTAACCTGATGCGATAGTGTAAGTTTTATCAGCAGCAAAGATAGCGTTTCCAGCAGAATCTGTGCCGTTAACCACTAGTTCCATACCAGAGGTTACACCGATACCTGTGCCAAAAGCTATAGCAGGACAGCTACCAAGTTGAACATCGGTAAGTGCTTCGGCACCACCATCAATAGCCCTTACAAAGTAGAGTGAGTTGGTGGCTTCAAGAATTTCAATGGCACCTTCTAGACCCTGACCAGCGATATCCTCGGATGGTTCTCCGAAAGTTCTAATTAGGTTATCTTGATCAGTTATTAAGGTAGCTTCATTGGTAGGTCCTTTAGTGGCGAACCCAACAATACCGACAACACTAGGGTTTAGTGAAGGGATGTAGTTGCTGTTGTCGTTTTCTACGACATAAATTCCGGGGCTAAGAAAAGTTGCCATTTTTTATTCTCCTTATACGGTTCTTATCTTTAAAATCTTTCTGGAAGCCATGACCTCACACTGTTGAGTAATGGCAGAACCAGGGACCACAACGGTTTCCTTGGGCTTGATAAACATGCTTTGGACACCCTTGGGGTATCTTAAAAAGATTTGAAATGCTTGTAAGCTTTCGTTCGTTATGGATTTCATAATAATCTCCTAATGTATTTAGATGGGTAGTCCTTCAATTTTATTAAATTTATACCCAAATTTCGGTGTTTAGGTGAGTGATCTTACCAGTAGAGGTTACTTGGAACTTAGGGCTCTGGATGTAGGTCTGGATCTCGAATATGAAATTCTTCCTAATCAACCTGTCCTCTTTGTCGGCTACCTCTGCCGTAGATATATCTGTCTCCTCTTTGATGTAGGCAGGTATAACTTTGGAGAAAGGGGTTTCTAGAATTATGTTAGGGTTAAACTCTGATCTAATCTTAGAAGAGATCTGATCCATATCAGATAAATACTTAGCCCAGATACTCAGGGTATACTCTGCTTTTATAGGAACATCAGGGGTTGTTACAACTCTAGTGGCTCTTTGTGATGCATCATCCCATTTCGTTGTATGTATTAGAGACGATGAGGTTCTTCTCTTTTCATCATCTGAGAGGACAGCGGACTGGTAGATGGTAGAGTAAGGCAGTATTAAGTTGTTCTCTTGAAACTTTTTGGCTACTGCTCTGTCTTGTCTGCCATGATGAACTTTAACTAGAACGCTTTCGTCCTGAGCATTTACATAACTAAGCTTGACCCTGGAGAGCAAGGACCTTAAGATCTCTTTATACACTGTAGAGTTTATTACTAGCCCTTGGGAATACTCATTAATTTTATTTAATAGATAGTTCCTACCAGTGTCAGGGGTTTGTCTGTTACTAGCTAAGTATTGCTTGTATGTACCTGAGTTCTCCGTGTATCTGTTATTCAAGATCTAAGTACCCCCCTACATCATCTGCTACATCAGTAACAGGTTGGTTAAGTGTCGGCTCATCTTCGCGGAGAAGCTTGGCAGTGCATACTACATGGTATACTCCATACATCTCAAAGCTATCTTCTTGAACCTCTGTTATCTCATACTTCTGATTCTGAAACTCTGGCTTTATTTGATCACCTATCATAGGGCTTCTGTTCAACTGAGATTCAATATATGATTTATTGAATACAAACATTTGATCATTAGTAAGCTCTATACCAAAGTTTGATAGCACCTCTTCAACTATAGAGGGCTCATAGTGTCCATGAACTCTAATAGGTTCTGAAGATATGGTTTTACTTCTAGCTTCTAAGTACACCTCATCAAAGTTTTCACTAACAAACGACTTGAAGTAGTGCAAAGGTGAACCAGATATCCTAATGATTTCATCGTCAACTAGGTTGAATAAATTTACATCTGGATTGTTGGGATCATAAAAAGATAAAGGAGTAGCACCCTCCACTTGTGGAAGGTCTTGCATCTGCCTGTTAACTTTAAATCTCTTAGCCATCAACCTGTGGTAAACATGGGAGGTTCTTCAACCTCATTGATTAACTCATCTTTTAGAGTTTGTTTTTCCTGCATGGCCTGTTGTTGCAGGGCTGCTCCGTTAAGCTGTGTTCCTCCTCCTGGCCCAGGAACGACGGCAAACTTGCCTCTGACCTGACCAAGAAGCTCCTTAGCGCAGGCAGTAGAATACTTCTGTACCCAGTTCCTCATCTTTGGAGTCATGGTCACAGAGTTTAATGCACGATATTCTAATATCGCCACATCAGTTACTGAAGGAACTGGGTATAGCTGTAGGAACTGACCATCTATGATGTCCCATCCCCCGTCTTGTCCTAGAACTCTTCTGGTTGTTTCCAAAGTAGATTGTAAAAGGTAGTAATCTCCGATGGTAAAGTTATCGAATAAAAAGTTGTCTTGGAAATACTTTATAAAGAAATCGAACTCAAGCGTACCAGCTTGAGATTGTATGCTAAGTAGTGTCTTTTTGAAAGTTACATAGGTCAGGTTTCTTAGTATGTAGTTAGGGATTCCATATAGATTATACCCACCTTCCGTCTGGAATGCTGCATATTGTCTAGTGAAATGAGGAGCGTGATAATCAAGCTCTGTTATAGCTTCATCTATACAAAGCTTTAGCTGATGATCGTTTAGCTCAACTCTAACTACAGGGTGACCTAAGCTGGCTAGTATATAGCTTCTGATTTGTTCCTCAAAATTACTAAACTCAACAACATCTGTTTGAGTTGTCTTATTAAGGTTATCGAGGTCTATCTCCTGAACATCAGGAGAAGTGTGATCGGATAAATTATCACTCGCAGTGTTTGAAAAACTATTTCCGTACCCCGTCACTTTTGGGTAAACTATTCTTGCCACTTAGCTTTCTCCTGGGTTTTCTCTTAGCAGGAGTCCTTTTGGGTTTCTCCTCTATTCTTTTTAAGTATTCGTAGTTCAACTCAGATGTTGATTCAATTATCTGATTGGGTCGTATCTGAATAAGATCTCCGTCCACATCAAGAAGCATACTGAATCTACAAGTGCTTCTGTACTTATACTTCATACTTATATATAGTGCTTTAAATAAAAAAACTGCCCACTCCCCTTATTTTGAGGAGTGGGCAGTTTTTAGCTACCTAAGATCAGATGCTTAGTGGCAATTTCTGATCTAGACCAGCGGTGATACCGTCAGTTCCGACCATTCTAATAACTCTATAGAATCTAGAAGCAGGAGCAACAGCTACCTTACCGTAACGGGTAAGGATGCCCTTTCTGGGCTGGAAGCTCTCAGGATCGGTGATGGTGGGTAGTGCCTGGAATGGAATGTAGGGGGCGTAAATGAAGCCACCGTCCATTGGGCTGGAGCCCTTGTAACCCATCATCATCTCACCCTCTGG